CGACTTCTCTTTCGACTTCTCGCGAGACAGATCGTTTTCGAGGACGAGCATCGATCGGAGACACAATTCCACCAGATGCACTCAAGCCAACTTCGCCCGAATAATTGACGGTTACGTGCCACAGGACAGGACTAATGCGTCGAGGTCTGGCCTTTTCAGCGTAGACGTAAGGATTGCCAGGATACGTGCTACCGGCTGCAGGCAAACCAGGCGCTGAGTAGATTTCGTTGATCGTGGTATCTGGCGTACAAAGAACCTGGTACGTGTCTGTGTAGTACAGCATCGCTTTCCTGTACCGGTCCTCTAACTGAGCGTCCGACTCCTCGCGTGACCACATTCGATTGACTTCTTCGACTGGCATTTCAGTTCACCGGTACTAATCGAATTTCGGCGTTACGTTCTCGTTCCAGGTTCTCAAGGGCAACCGCCATTCTGTCGAGCTTGGTATTGGCTTCGCGTTGCAACTGTTCCATCTTGTCCGGAGCTGGAGCCGTTGGGCCAAAGCGAAGGATGTCGGACTGGACGGCGGAAAGGATCGACGAAGCGGAAGAACGACCGTCTTCGCCAACGCCCGCACGAGCCCGCAAATTGATCGGGTCGACGTCAGGCATGTCGCGTTGACGCTGGCGGTTCTGGCTGAGTCGTTCTTCGATCGTGCGGTACAAGTCTTCGAACAGGTTCGTAAAGCCGCCCGTCAATCGCTCGCGTAGCTGGCGTTCGAAGTCGGAGACCTTGCGGCCTTGCGACAGATCAGGTGCCGCACCGCCACCCATGAAGCCGACGTCGCCCATGTCGGTCAGATCGCGGTAAGGAAGGTCTTTGGCTACATCCAAAGGCGACCTGGCCCGCACGATGGCGTTTGAGATGTTGTATCCGAGGTTGTCGAACACTTTGTAAACGACCGATGCCATGTCGGCAGCTTCGCGACCAAAATACTCGAGGTAGCCTACAATGGCTTCGGTGAAGACAAACTCGAACTGCGATCGAAGCGTCTCGAGCCCAAGAACCACGGTGTCAAAAGACACCTGGGCGATCTGGGCGAAGTTCTCGATGGCAGCTTCGCCGATCGCCGCCGCAACCGTGATGCCGTCGGAAATGACGTCCTCCATCGACTCCAACGCTGGCAGAACATGCTGACGAATAGCGTTCGTAACGACCAGCAAACCTTCGGAAGCAAAGTCTCGCAATGGATCGATCGCACGGCCGACAGCTTCTTGGAAGTTTTCCCATTCGATGCTGAGTCGTCGTTGTGACTGGCTGGAATCGTCGGCTGCGACCATCGCGTTACGAAGCCCTTGCTCGGCAGCACGCGTTAGTTCCTCCAGCGACTTGAATGGCCCGAGGCTGCCTTCGACGGCGGATCGGACGCGAGCCATGCCGCCAGCCACATCGGTATCGAAAACACGAGCCAGGCCAACGGCCGCACGCGTCATGTCGTCCAGCTCGTCGATCGAGGCACCATCGCGAACGGCGCCCGCCATCGCTTTTTTGATGGCCGTATCGCTGAAGTTAGTGACACGTTCCAGTTCGCTTGCAAGTTTGCTGAGTTGCTGGACTGCCGCGTCGTCGACCTGGAAATCGATCGCGCCGTTGTTGGTGAACACGGAAAGCGACTCGGCCAGCTTCTGCGTAGAGTCGGCAGCCTTGTCGAACACGGCCACCGATTGCTTGCCAAATTCGACGATCGAGTCGATGGCCTTATTGATGCCGGTGACCATGACGCCGATGCCGAGCCCCTGGACCATTCCCTGGAAGGATAACTCCACCGCCCGCGTATCTTCCTGGACTTGGTTGCGGAAGTCGCGAAGCACCTTGGAGGCTTCGTTCTTGGCGGCCATCGTTACTTCGATGTCACTCATCGTCGGCTGCGCTCCATGCGTTCGGATTCAATGAGGTTGGTTTCCGATTCGAGGGCGCCCCACAGCGACATGAACCAGGCGTCTTGATCGAGGATCCCGCCCGGTTCAGGCAGATGCCCTTTCGCTGCCCAGGATGCAAGATTGATCGACTGGGAGATTTGCAGCCCGATCGCATGGCGGGGGCATTGATCGAGGACGAAAGATCCGTCTCCGTTGCATGCTCTGCACTGGTGCTTTGTTGCGTTGTCGTTGTGATAGCCACGCCCTCCGCAATCGGGACATTCGATGTGTTTTGGATAATCGCTGGTTGGTGGATCTTGGCATGCTGTCCGGCTGCATCCTCGGCAAAGCTCTCCGCATCGCACGAGGGCAGCCACTCTTATTTTTTTCGCTCGTCCTCGTTGGTCTGGTTTCCTGCCAGGGTGAGGTTGATCAGTTCGATGCACTCTCGCAGGTCTAACTCGTCGTCGATGTCTTCCACTGGACGGTCTATGTTCCATGAGTCAACGCACATCGACAACGCTTCGCGGATTTGACCGAAGCCGGTTTGTTTAGCCTCGCGGAACGCCATAAGCAGTTCCGAAATGCGTTCTTGCTGACGCATTCGAAGTCGTCGGACTTCGAACTCGATGTCAGCGACAGTCACCGTAAACGTCTTAGGTCGCGTGGTTGAAGACAATCGAAAACTCCTGGTCTGTCGTGGATCCGTTGCGGTTCAGTTGCCATTCAATCTCATCGGTCACGATGCCGTCGCGGACACCTTCTTGCGGGCCGTTGACGATCTGGGCCTTGGGTGCCGAGATGACAATCGTGGCGTTGGACGATGGATGGCCAATGGTAAACGACAGCGTATCCTCGGTCTGATTTTTGAATTGCAGATACCGATCTTGCGTGGCGATCAGCCGCGATTCCGGGTTGGCTGTGACGCGTGGATTGCGATCGGAGATGAAAAACGAATCGTATCCAGCGATCGGCGTCGTGCAGTAACGTGGCGAAACGACGTTGCCGAGGTCGAACGTCATCGACTCCAGGCACATGTTGCTGCCCGCCCAGGAAGAAGCACCTTCGCTGAATCGCAGCTCGGTTGCCGTTGGGAACGTTGGCGACAAGAGCGATCCTACGTCGACCTCGTCCGCGTAGACGCCGGTGAACGTCCAGCGAAGACGAATCTGCCGTCCAGTTGGTGCGACGATTTGACATGTTCCGACGGCACCAAAGATCGACTTGACCTTGGCGTTCGTGCCGTTTCCAGTGCAATAACCCGCAATCGTCACCGTCTTGACGGCCGAGCCACTGCCGGGAACTTGGGTCTTTGGTCGATACGTGGTTCCGGTCGCAACCGGGACGCCACACGCTGGCAGGAGCACCGACGCCCAGCTCGGAATCGTAGTTCCGTCGTAGGGCATTCCAGTCTCGAACGTCGCAACACCCATACGAGCACCAGGCACCGATGCGAGCCGCCCGAATCCTTGTTGGCCCTCGCGCTGAGCGACGTCGATTTGTGGATTGATGCGAAGGTTGTAGACGTTGTAAGCGGCCTCGGAAGCCGTCAACGTTTCGGCTGTTCCGACGGTCGTTTCGGTCTTGCACGCAAACAGCCTGGCTTTATCGAGTAGTACAGACATTATGGCCTCACTTGGGTATGGTCGTTTTCGGAAACTCGGTAGGTGATAAGTACGGGAACGATGACACCGGATCGTTCGCCTTGGCTGCTAATGAACGGTGTCGATGCGCCGATGCTGGCGTTGAGTGCATTGCCTGCGAACGTCCACCAGCCAGCAGGATTGGTCGATGGATGCGTCACGGCGTAGATGATGTCGGACGCGGCTCGGTTGCAGGCGGAATCGTAGGCGGGCTCGTCACCGAACACATTGCGGACCGAGCAGACACACATGAACACGACGTTAAACGCCATCGCGGGCGGGTTACCGTGGCAGCTTAGTTGGTCGTTCGGCTGCGATGGCATTTGACGCAGCACAATGGTGCGATCGGTCGGCGTGATGTTCGTGCCGGTGCGGTCCGGTCGCACGACGGTGTAGTCGTCGAGTCCTTCCAGGCGGTCGAGCAGCTCGAGAGCGATCAGTTCGATTACTGGCGATGCCATCGACGCCACTCCTTAACCAAAGCCGCTTTATCTTTTTCTACCTTGCGAACGAAGTCGGCTCGCATCTCGGGAGCCAGGCGTTCTAGGTTTTCCTTGAGGCCTGGGATCTCCGTTGCTTTCAAGTCGGCAATCTTTTCAATCGGTAGCCGCTTGCGTGTGATGCGTCGGTAAATCTTGTTGCCGAGCTTGGGGATCTCGGGGCCGAACGCGCCAGGGTAGTAAGCCGTGGCCGTAGCGTAGCGGTCGAACTGGACAACAACGCCAACATCAGTCTGGTAAGCACGGAACGCGTCAATCGGTACTGTGAATGTGTCGTCGATGTACAGTGAGCCAGTGACCGTCTCGGCAGTACGATCCATACTGGCAGGATCAATTCCGATCGCACGATAAAACGTCGACAGCCGCGATGCGTTGCTGAGTTCGATTTCGCGGATCGTTCGTGCTCGGCCGGTTTCGAGCACTTCCTGAGTGCGGTCCATCGTCGCTTTTTCCATGCCGTCAGCAAAGTTCTGGAGCCGTTCCAGCAACTCGAGCTTTTTGTAAGGATCGACGGTGATAGTGAACATTACTGGACCAGCAGCCGGGTCCACCCGGCCTCATTGGAAAGGATCTGTGTAACCTGTCTCCGCGATGGCGTTTCGCCTTGCTCGAGGCCGACTTCGACCAGGTCGGATTCTTCGTTGACGTCTTCGTAAGCAATGCCTTGCTCCGAGTCGTCGAGAAACTTGACAATAACGGCGGGCCCGACCTGCTGGCCAAGCTCCGCCATCACTGCCAATGGATTGCGAACCACAATCGCTTGACGAGCAACACCCGGCACCGCACCGTCGAAATAGTACGTGACTGTTTCGCCATAGAGCCGCAACATGTGCTGTGCGGCTCCGGTTTTGAAGTGGGTGCCGAAGAAGTTGCTCATGGCGACTAGGTCGTGACGTTGCTGAGGAGGTGACCGGCTTGCGGGTACATGATCACTTCGTCAGTGTCATGCCGCACGCGAATGATTCGCGACCGGCTTTGCTCTTCGTAGTACTCTTCGATCGCTCCACCGATGACCGAGCCATCTTCCGACCAGTGGAAGGTTCGTCCGATGCAGGCTTCGCGAATGTCGTTGGTCGTCGCAATGCGGCAGACCATCGCATATTCGTCGGACCAGATTTGTCCAACGCTTGCAGCCTGGCCTTCCTTGGCATTGTTCTTCGAAGAACCAGCCACGATGACGTAATCCAGGTCAAACACCATCGCCAACATGGCTGGCGTGATGTCCGAAGCCTTGGTTGCGTCGCCAGCACCTGCCGAAGCGATTCGGTCGGTGATTTGGTCGAGATTGCGAAGGTTGCGGAAAACCTTGCGGTTGATGATCAACGCGTTGCACCACAGACCGGAGTTGTCGTAGACCTTGCGGACCGCACCTTCAACGTCGTCGATGGGTACGGCGTTGGTCTTGTGGTTGGAGTCCCATTCGTTGGTGATCCCCGTTGTCAACGATGCACCGCTCCAAGTCGTTGCGTTGAAAACTGCGTCTGCGACTCGCTTTTCATGGTTTCGCATGACCATTGCCAACGCTCGAGCTGAAGCAACTCGTTCGGCGTCGATGATGTGCATGTAACGCTTTTCGTCGCGTGCGTCAATCGGCTCTTCAAAGCCGTTTTCTTTGGTTGCGTACGAAAAGGTTTCGAATCGCCACGAGCCGCGGTTGTAGTTAGCACCCGAGGCGCGAGCCGTGTTGTTTTCCTGGAGCAGTTGTTCCAACGGAATCTTTCCAGGGTTGTCGGCTTGAAGTCCGACCTCGATGACTGGAAGAACCTGGGTTCCAATGAACCCTGCGTTCTCCATTTCAAGATCGAACTCGAAAAACGCTGCGAGGTCAGGTCGCAGTGTCGAAAGGCTGCTAGATGGTGATGGCATTGTTTGTAACTCCTAGAATGGATTTGTTTTGTAATGCGTTCAAAGCAAAAGTGCTTCGAACTACCCCTCGATGACGTAGGAAAGCAACACGTCGATATTCGTCGATGTTGCTAAGGTTCCGGTAGCATTCAACGTAATGGCCGTGTTGACGTCATTTGCCACAAACGAAGCGCCAGCAGCCAAGATGGCAGCGTTGGTCGCCCCAGCACGCAACAGCGTGTTTTGGGTCAGTCCAGCAACGGCAGCAGCAAGCAAGTTGACACCAGACGCCGATTGCGTGGCACGAATGTCGACGCTCGTTGCACCGGAAGCCGCACCACCGATCGAAATCAGTGCCATGTCAACTACGCGGTACTTGAGGCCGGGAATTGCGGCCAGTAGCGTGGTTCCGGAGTTGACATTAGCAGTGGTGACTCGCTGGCGAAGGTGCAACACCTTGCCAACAACGTCCCAGAGGTTTTCGGCCACTTCGATGATGTCGCCGTCGGCAGTTGCGGCTTCGAGCGCTACGCCTTCAAAAACGGTCCCGGTCGCAGCGATCTTGCCAGACGCTGCACCGTAGACAGGTGCTCCGGCAGAAATGGCGCCAGCGGCAACCATCTTGCGGGTCCCACCGACGTTTCCAAGCATGACCGCTCCAAACGAGTCGGTCGTGAACACCGGCTTGACCAGCGTTCCGAGGCTAGGATCTGCAGCACCGGCAAGTGCCAACGAGGAAGGATTGCGAACGCGAAGGAACTGGCCCAACGCGACACTGGAAGTTGGGAACGTTTTGATTCCCAGGTTTGATTGACTCATTTTTCTTTACTCCGATTGAATGGTTTGGATTTCAAGAGGTTGTTGCCAGACTGAGTGAACTAAGCGTTCACTTCATCGAGCATTTGCTGACGCAAGCCAGGCATTTCGACTTCGATCGCCTTGATGGCAGCGACGCGCGAGATGCCGAGTTCGAGACGACGGTTGACTTCGGCGTACCACTGAGCCTTGGCAGAAGGCTTGGTGGATCCACCAGCCTTGGCGACCGGCTTAACGCCTGCCTTGGCTTGGGCGACAGCCTTGGCCTTTTCTTCCTCGTCTTCCATAGCTTTGGCCTTGGCAGCTTCTTCCTCCATCGCCTTGGCCTTCATCTGTTCCATCTCGGCTCGCAGAGCGTTGTTTTCTTCTTCCATCATGCTGATCATCTCAGTCATGACGGAAGCCATCGGCAACGATCGCTCGAGGCACTTCAGGACAAACTCGGCCTTCGCCTTTGGAAATGCCGCTTTGATTTCACTCAACGATGCGGCAACGGGTTGTGATGTCGACATGGTTTTCTCCTGTGTCGTTTCACGAGTCTTGCCAGCATCGGAGCCGTCGCCACGCAGCGACTGGACAACTCCTTGCGGCATGTTTTTCAGCTTGGCAGCCGCTTTGAAATCGACTGCTTTGGCTGAAGTGATTCGGTTGACGTAGCCCTGGGCTAAGGCCTCCTCGGCGCTGAGCCAGGTTTCCTTGGCCATGACAGCAAGCATTTCATCGCGAGACTTGCCGGTCTTCTCGCAGTAAGCGACGACCATCGATTCCTTGAGCTTGGCAAGCGTCTCGGCGGCTCGGATGTGGTCTTGATCGTCGCCCTCGGTTTCCGACCATGGATTGTGGATCATGAGGTAGCCGTTTTCGCTGATCTCGACCTCGTCGAATGCCATCGCGATGTAGGACGCGATCGAAAAGGCGGCTGGTTCGACGACGGCTTTCTTTGGGCCTGGATACGCTTTGAATGCGTCGTACAGAGCAAAGCCGTCGATGACGCTTCCGCCCTCGCTGTAGATGCGGACGAGCAACGGTTGCGATTGGTCCATCGCTTCTATTTGCTGTTTGACGGCAGACGCGAGCACCTGGTCGCCGATGACGCCGAACAAATTGATTTGGTTAAGCATTGTTGGTCACCCCTTTGACTGGCTTGGCTTTGTTTGCAACCAGGTTTGGATCCTGGAGGCTGAGCGTTTGTCCCTCTGGCATCGGTAGCGAAATGAGGTCCCGCCAAGTGAGTGGAGGCATGCTGGAAAACTTGGCGTTGAACTCGGAAGCCCTGGCTGCAGCTCGCTGGATCGCGTACAGGTTGTCTTCGATGATCTCTTCGCTGACCTCTTCCCAATCGTTGCCACGCGCGTGATGCAAGCGACGCGGGCTCGTCAGTGCGTTCCGGAGCTGGGTCGCGTCACCTTCGGCATCGGCAACGGGCTCGATGTAGGACCATTTCGGCAGGCCCCAATCGTGACGGTAGAGATCCAGCGTGTCGGCTCGGTTCTTGAACTCTGCGAGTGGCAGGATGTGCTTATAAATCCACCACTGGTAGGCGGGCTTGTGGAAGCGACGAGCGATGTTTTGCTGGTCAGCAACGAATCCTTTGCGGGCCTCGTCGACCGCACCACGCCAGCCAGAGAAGTTGGTCTCACTGCCGTCCATGAGCACCAGGCACAACGGCAAGCCGAAGTTGACGCCGAGGATCTGCAGAATCAGCTTGACCTGCATGAAGTATTCAAGATTGGGAACGTTCGGGCTGAAGCCTGACAGCGTTTCGCCTGGGCTGCCGATGAACTCCATGCCAGGTGAGACGCCCTCGGATGTGCGGTTCTGGCCGGTCGACGTTTGCTCGGTCGATGTTTGGCCGTAGCTGCCCGCACCTGGCAGGGGAGCGTTCGCAGCTCGCTGGCGGATGATGGCGAAGCAGCTCGCGACCTGCTGTTGGACTAGCTTGGCGAAGTTGATGTCCTCGAACATCCCAGCGTATCGCATGATCGGAGCCAGGGCCGTGACGCCGCGGGTGCCAAGGACGCGACGAGGATGGTACAGGTGGAACAGTTGGCGGATGCCGTCTTCGTTCCGGACGTCGATGTCGCGTTCTTCGCCAAACGTGCCGAACTCGTCTTTCTCTTCGACGATCCAGTATTTCTCGCGCTTGCCGTACTCGTTTTTCTCCACGCCAAGGAAAACGCCGTTTCGCTTGGTCTTGGTCTGGATCAAGTGAGCCTCGATCATCTGGAACGAGCCCTCTTGCGTGCCGACCATGACGATGTCGCCGTCGATGTCGGTCGACCGGCAAGCAATCTGCTCCATCTCATGCCAGGTCAGCTCGCAAGCGATGTCG